CGATTGCAAAGGAAGCCGACGAAGAAGAAGACGACGAGGAGGAGGGCATTTATCAAATTGAAGGAGGCATTGGCCCTCTTAACAAGGAAATCGAGGGGGCGCCAACGAGATCACTGGAACAACAAGCAAGAGGCATCTTGGCTACGTCACCACGCTGCATTTGTATTAGTTCCTTTTCGAATTGCTTCTCAATAATGAAGTGAGCGTCAAATTTGCATCTTGATTATTAACGCGTCATCAAAATAGCTTATGCTAAAAACGATACATCTGTAGAGTATATCATCATCATCATATCATTGCACTTCCTCAATGAATGCTTCGGCCCCGAAATCGTGCATGGCACGGGCACCTGAACTTGTGTGTTTGGTTTTGGGATATGTTCTTTTAAAAGTTCTTTCATTTTTCCTAAAGTTACTGGTTCAACAACTTCCTCAATTTCTTCGTGAAATTCTTCCATAACTGGTTCAACAACTTCCTCAATTTCTTCGTGAATTTCATCCATAACTGGATCAACAACTTTCTCAATTTCATCGTGAACTTCTTCCATAACTGGTTCAACTTCTTCGTCGTTTTCTTTTTCATTTTTTTCCATAACTGGTTCATCCATAACTACATCAACAACTTCATTAGAAATATCTTTCTTTTTGATTTGCTTTTTGATGATTTTATCTTCTTTAACTACAACAATCTTAAATATTGTTTTAGTTAATTTTAGTTCTACATTATGAACATCTTCGCTGTCTACTTCAATATTTTCAATTGTTTGGTTTTGGAAATTTAGGTTCGTGATTTTTATCATTCTTATATATAAGTAAGATATTTTATTTATATCCTTTTTTAATTAATTTATTAAGTTTTTCAAAAATGTCCTAAATAAATTAAAATCGATTACTCCATGAAAATTGATATCTATGTCATATGATTGTATGGCATAGATTATGAGATTATTAATATCTTACTTTGGGGACTTGGGGGACTTTTGACCCCCGAAACGCTGGAGTTCCTTGGACTTTTTATAACATGTTTATTTTAAAAAGTCCCAAGGCAAGTCCCCTTTTCCCCCCTAAAAAGTCCCCCAAGTCCCCCCGATTTGTTTAATTGAAGTAATCATCCGTAGCATCTTCGCCCTTATCCGCGTGTTCAATCTCGTCTTCATCATCTCTGTATCCATGAATCCATCGCTTTCTATCAATATAGTCATATATTTCTTGTGGGGTAAACTTAATCGCATTTGTTCCGTGTGCTTTATATTTCAACATGGGCAATTCCAAGTCAACCAACTTCGCAATGAAGGAACGAGACGAGGTTGCTTTGGTATCGTCTTTCAAAAACCGATTGCGTTTACAAAATGTTTCATACGCTACAAATAAATCGGACATAGGAATTGTCATAGAAGTGTCTTTATCACCTTCGATGTCTATGTTTTTCCATTGCTCTTTGTCATAAAACTCTTCAAAAAACAACGCTTCAATGGGACTATATAGATTACACATTTCTTTGTAAGCATCGGTAAGAGGTCGGCGTTTAATCCAGTCATAGTCATTCAAATCCATAGCCATAAACCATTGATACAAGGCACTCATTACTTCGGGTTTGCGTAAGTGATTATATAAACCAGTCCAAAACTTGGATGACTTTTTTAAATAGACATCAGTCGTTTGAAAGACCACATATCGTCTGTCTTTGGATTTTACATCAATAGGCACTGGGTTTGTTTTGTTGGTGGTGATGGTGGTTCTTGCTACGTTACGAATTGTGGAAGGTCGCACGTACTTGGGATTGATGGTGATAGTGTCTTCTGTAATGAAGGATTTAATACGTCCCTCAAAGTCAAATGTGTCTTTGCCCTCTGCTTCATTCAAGTTTACTAATAACTTTTTACAGAAACCCTCTGCGTGTTCGCCAAAGAAGTCGTTTGGTTTAGAGGATATGATGTAATGGCAACTATTCATCATATTGCCAATCGCATCCAAAATCATATTTTTTCCAGTACCTTGTTTGCCTTTGAAAGTAAGACATACAGGAACTTTCTTGTTTGGGTTTTGGAATATTTGGGCAATATATTTGTGGAAATACATAGCATGTTCGTCAGTGCCTCCGCATAGTTCTTGTGCTAAATCTAAGTAAGGAGTGATTTTCTTAATAATTATTTCTGTATCCATTGCCCCACCATAAATGTCTGGATTAAATCCTTCAAACAAATTAAATATTTTTTCATCATCTAATGGGTGGTTTACATTGTAGGGGATAAAGTCAAACGTTCTAAACAATCTGTGGTTTAGGTCGTTAGACCATTGCTCGTAGAAACTAACTGGTGTCCCAGCACTATTCTTTTTACCACTTAAAATTGGTTTTAACAATAACCCACATTGGGTCGGTGATAGCAATTCAGGTCTTTTATGTTTCCCATTCGTGAATACATACATCGGTTCAGGTTGTTGGACTTTACACAAGAAATGTTCCAAATATCCTTTACGGATTTGATAGGTTTCTTCGTCGCATTCACCTTCCAATGTTCCACAATAGCGTTGGTCGTATTCATCCAAATGCTTGTATTCATAATCACTCACATCAAACTCATTTTCAATACATTCATAATGCTTTTCCATAGGTTTAAACGAAAACTCTACTTTATACCCACTACATTCATAACAATACGACGACAACTCTTTTAATATTTCGCTGGATAAGTTCGTCGCATGTACGAGCAACCCATCAAAACATAATGTGTCTACTACATAGTTTAATTGTTTTAATTTATTGGAGGCATTTATAATTAGGTCATCTTCAATTATTTGTAATACATAAGATAAGCAAGATGTTTTTTTGTTTTCTTCTTTTTTTAGTTTGCTGACTTCTTTGAATATGGTTGCCTCGTTGGAACTGATTCGTTCCGTCAACAAAGTCATTTCTTTTTCCAATTCACCCACCCACAAAGGCATAGGAATAGTAATGTCAAATCCATTGTCGCAACAATACTGGTTGACACATCCGCCATACATCATAACCAATATAAGTTCCTTCGCCACTTTTCGTGAAACCTTGAAAGTGTCAATAATGCCTTGTAATTTATAGTTGCGGTTGGATACGTAGTCATTCACCTTTTCACAAACAAAACCATTTTTTTACAATATTGACTTAGCAACACAACATGGCAATTCACAATATCAATGCCGGTGTGTGTGTCGTATACCAATGTTTCACGAATTGTCTTCTTAAAGTTTTGTAAAGACAGAGAACCTTTTGCATATTTTCTACCACGACCAATTCCCTTGTTTTCATATTCTACTAAAAATTCGCCTTTCTTGTAATCATATTTTCGTAAATAAGATTTCAGTTGTTTTTTAATGTCATCATCCACGTCACCATTTTTGATGAAATGTTCCACTCGTTTTATGTCAATGTGTTCAAGGTAGTTCATCATTACATATATAAGTAAGATATTTTTTAAAGTCCTTTTTCTAAATAAATATATTTTAAATAAAATTTCAATTTTCCTAAAAGTATTTGAAAAAAGTTCCTAAATATTTTATGAAAAATTCCTAAATAATCTTTCATTAAAAAAGTGTTGGGTCAATATTCATTAACTCTTTGATTCCTTTTTTAGTTGTAATACTTCAATACACCTTTAACATTTTGTTGTAAATATTTTTCTCTATTCAATTCTCTCCATCGTTTTTGATATTCATTATTTTTGGGATAACAACCCATTATATATTACATATATAAAATCTTTTTAAGTAAGTTTTAATTAACATTAATCAAAGGGATTCTAAATATATACCAAATTCATGTGTGATTTTGTCTTTTCCTTTATACACCAAGTCCACAAAGTTTTTCATTTCATAATCATATATAGCATGTCTTAAATCTTCGTATGTTGTAAAGTTAGTTATGCTATACTTCTTTTTGTAATACATTATTTTATCTCGGTCGTTCATCATATATTGTACAAAAAAATAATATCTTTTTGGATTAAAATTTAATATAGACCCAATATATAATGAGGAAAATTGTGAAGGGAGGAGGTTTAAAAGCAAACACCTTAAAGTTCATGATTAAATCCACTTATGATAGAAGTGATGTGGAAGGATGGGACAAAGTCATGGATACACCTGAAGTATCCGCATTCAAACACCCAAGTGGTCAAGTAGTCGTCGCACTTCGTGGGACAGAAGGCACTGCTAAAGATTGGAGCAACAATGCGGTCTATGGTTTAGGTGGAGAGTTGGCATATAAGCAAACCCCAAGGTTTAAAAGAGCAAAAGAACGAGTTGCCCAATTAGATAAACAATACAACCCTGAAGACATCACTTTGATAGGTCACCGTCAAGGTGGATTGTTAGCAGAAATTGTTCCTTCTAATGCTCGTGAGCGAATCACATTGAACAAAGCGACTAGACCGCAAGATTTTTTATTTAGAAGGAGAAAGAAAAATCAGTATGACATAAGAAGTAGATTTGACCCAGTAGCTTTCTTTCCATTACAAAAAAGTAATTACACGATAGATAGTGTTGGGTTGAATCCATTAAAAGTACACTCACCAGAAATTTTAGAAGGTCAAATAGTATACGGGGACGGAAAATACGCTAATGGATTACGACACGCAAAAAGGGGTGGAAAAATAATTGTTCGTTCTTTCCCAGAACGCAAAGAAAATCCGTTCATAGAAGAAGCAAAACCCATGTTTTAATCACCACAATAAATAATATGATAAATGTGATGGTGTATACTTATCGGCGTCTTTCCATCTTCTATTTCTATTCCTGTTTCTAAAGTTGTTTCTTTTTTGTTTATCTTTGTGTTTCGTCCAATCTGAAAACCTCAAATCCCCAAAATGTATTTTTTTTCCATCTTCATCAAACACCATGTATTTCTTATTTTTAGAAGTTGATAAATACAAATCGACACCATCATCATAGTATTTTTTCAATTCTTTTAAAACTATTGCAGGATTACTGACTTCACAGATCTTTTCCATATATAATTGACCTATATTTTTTTATATTACCCTATTATATATGAGCATTTACAATCATCCAACTAAAACACAAGGCATATTCAATCCTTCTAATTATGGAGGTTTAGGAGCAGGTGGTGAAATTACTATTGATTACCTAAAGAGTTCATTTTTGGAGTTTCCTGTTGCCCAAGGTAATACCACATTAGTTGGCACAAATATATTTGGTGATATTACACAACAACAAGGAGATTTTAGCACCACAGGTGATTTATTAGTAAATGATGTAAATGTCATCACGAAAATAGGAACAAAACAAGACACCATAGAAGACGGAGATTTAGATATAGCATTCACAAGCGGATTACAGACGACATTAGATGATAAACAAAGAGCAACAACAAACACCATTATTGTTAATGTTGAAGATAATCTCAAAGACACCATAAATAATATGGGTGTAAATGATACAATAAAAGTAAGCGGTGGAACTTTTACAGACAATTTAAGCATAACAACCGCCAGTGGAACACGAACATAAGGCAATGTCGTTGGGGAAAAAAATAAAACTATTCTTAATGGAAATTTAACCATAAGAAATGGAGAATTATTTTCTTTGACGAATTTTATAATAACTGGTGATACTTATGTTAATAATAATACAATATTTCTGCCCGTAGAACCAATAACTCAAAGTTTTACGAATTGTGAGTTTAAACTGATTGAAATAAGAGGTGGAGATATGACCCTGACTTTTACTGATTGTAAAATTAAGAATAATTTTCGTTCATTAAATGCCAGTATAACAGGAATTATTGATTTTATAAGATGTGATTTTACTGGTTGTTCATTCAATCTATTACATTCAAACAAAACCTCAATCGTTATGACGGATTGTGTTGGTCTTCCAGATGATGTTGGACTTGATACGCAAAATTACATAGTAAAAGGTATAACTGGATATACAACAAAATTAGGAGCATTTTTAAGTCATTCCTATACAGCAAATGAAACCCCTACTTTGACCAATGAATTAACTTCTAAATCTTATGTGGATAGTCAAGTTGGAGCAAAACAAGACACGATAGAAGATGGTGATTTAACTATCGAATTCACAGATGGATTACAATCAGCATTAAATGATAAACAAGATGAAATAACAACAGACACAGATTTAACATTAAACTCAATGACAACAGATGCTTTAATAGTCAATCATAGTTTAAGTGTAGATACTCGTAAATATTTTGATACTATTGTATTAAGACGACCCACTGGTCTCACAGGTGAAGCAGGTGATTTTTATATTGCTTTAAGAGAACTTCAAGTTTGGATAGGTGGTTCTAATTTATAACAGAGTTCAGGTTTTTTAGAAAGTTTATTTGCGAATTGGGTAGTTGATAAAGAAGCGGATTTAGGGGCATTAGGAGGAGGAAGTATTAATGATGCTTCTAAATTATATAATAATGTTATTAGTAATGAGTTTGACGCTCATTCAAAGGAAGGCAATTCAACATCTGATATTGCTCTAATTATTAAAGGGTTGCCACTAAATCTTATTGAAACTATACAAGCACTCGTTTTATACAATAGAACTGGAAGTTTTAATAATACAACCATTGGTCTTGCTATTGAACTATATAATTCTACACAAGACCCTACCTTGACTGAAATATTAGCAAATATTCGTGTGATTACCACCGCTGTTGATGTTTATCGTTTTGACTTCCCTGATATTGCTACTTATACTGGTTTTGCCACAGGTGAAAGTTTAAATAATATTATACGAGAGGAAGATGCTACAAGTGAGGTTGTTATTGTGGCAGAAAGTCCTACTGAAATGGTAGGTGGTTTAATGGTGGATACCATAACTCTTCCAACGATTGGAGATGTGGAAACAGCAATACAAGGAAAACAAAATGAATTAACAGCAGGAGCAAACATTACCATAGAAGGTGATGAAATATCTTGTGATTTAACAGCAGGGACAAATATAGACATTACAGATGGTGTCATTTCCACAACTGGATTAGCAACAACAACACAATTAGGAACAAAACAAGATGAAATAGATAATACAACAGATTTAAATGTAAATACACTCACAACAGAGGGAAAAATAACTTGTGGGGGCATTATTATTGACCCAAATAGACCATGTTTTTGTGCTTACGCAAGTTCTAATTTTGTTTCCAGCAGACCTCAAACTCTTGAATATAACGATGAGTTTTTTGATACAACAAATTCCTATGATACAACTACTTATGAATATACTATACCTATTACAGGAAATTCCTTTTTTTATTATTCTTTTGTTTGGGTTGGTGAAAGTGGTTGTGTAGTTAGATTGGATAAGAATAACATTCAACAAGATAGAGTTATTTTAAAGGTGGATGCTGATAATAATTAATATGGTTTCAAGGGTAATGATACGATAGGAGCAAGAAGCACGATGTTGCTTCGTTGTGATGTCAATGATAAAATTAGGATTTACCTTGAAGGAGGACAAGTTAGGTCATTCGGTTTTAGTGGTAGTGCGAGAAATAGTTTTGGTGGATTTATGATTGGATAAAAAAATAATTATCTTTACATATAATATATGGACATATCAAAAGTATTAGTAAAATTCTTTGGTAAATGTAGTTGGAAATGTGATGACACTTATGAAAGCATAGAATGGAAAGACACAACAACACCAAAACAAAACCAACCAAAGAACATTTAGAAACTTTATGGAAATAACTTTTAAAAGATAAAATGAGAGAAGAAAGAAATAAATTATTAAAAGAGAGCGATATTATGATGCTTTCTGATATTCCACACGATAACAAAGAAGCGTGGATTACATACAGAGAAAAACTACGAGATTTTCCAGCAGTTTGGACAGAAGGAACACCCTTTCCGTCTCCTCCTGAATAAAAATATACTTATAATGTATGGAAAAACACTCAATCCAAATGATAATCAACGACTTACGAAGCAGACGAGACGCACTGACTTTGGCACATGAAAATCTAAAAATAGAAAGTGATAATTGGAACAAATGCGTCATCGTCACTTCTTTAATGACTGGTATGTTTGAATCCATTAAACTACGCATGGGTTGGAAATCAAATGTGGTGGATTTAGTGCCTATTGCCTTGTCTTCTATTATTGCCTGTATCTCTGCTTTAATCAAGTTTAAAAACTTTCCTTCACAAGTGGAAATATTGCTACAATCTCAATCACTTTTAACGCATACGCTCACCAACGCAAGAAACGAAGACGACATAACTCCCGCACTAATGAAAGAATACCACGAATCTTTAGAGAAGTTGGAGGTTTCACTATATCCTGACATACGAAAGAAATTCTTGGTTCAGTCCCATAAAAATCTCATATCTATTATGAAACAAGAACAAAAGCATTTTAAAAACATAAAATCCATCAACGAAGGAACTATACACCTTCCAGTGATAGTTCTTTAGAATCTGATGAATTAGAATTGAAAAATAGAATTGATAATTTATAAAAAATATAAGTATAGTATAAGAATGCCTCCAAAAAAAGATATCATGAGTAAAAATGGAATGGTAGATTATTACAAAGTGATGCCAATAAAGTTTATTTTACAAAGTCACAATCCAAATTTCAAAGAACATAAATTGAATTTACCTTTTAGAATGCTTATCATTGGAGGAAGAGGTGCTGGTAAGACCCAAACACTAATGAATTTGATTCGTGTAATGAACGGCACGTTCAACAACATACACATTATTACCAAAAACTGTGATGAACCGCTATATAATTATCTGGAAAGTAAAGTAGACACTGGTTTGTCCATAACTGAAGGAATAGAAACTGCCCCCAATTTAGATGAATTTGATAAAAAGAGCAAAGTTTGATAGTTATGGATGATTTAGTGTTAGAGAAAAACCAAAAACAATTGAACAATATTTCATACGAGCAAGAAAACTAAATTGTAGTTTGGTCGATTTGTCTCAATCCTATTTTGGTGTACCAAAAATGATAAGAATGAATCTGAATTACCTCATCATCAAGCGACTGAATACATTACAAGATTTATTCCGCATGATGAGGGAATATAGTTTAGGAGTGTCAAAAGATGTATTGGTAGATTTGTATCAACATTCTATTCAAGACAACAAACAAGATTTTTTATTGGTAGATTTAGACAGCGAACCAAAAGACCGCTTCAGGTTTAACTTTCTAGATGTATATGATTTA